GTGGTAAGGAGCGATCTTTCGCAGTATCCTTGATCACCGCATTTGTAACACGCTCCGATAAGAACAAAGTTCCGCTTTCGGAGCCAGCCGCTGCCATCACCTGATCGTGGCAGTGCCATCGCTAGCAATAGCTATGCTCACACTGGTATATTACACTAGAGACCGTCCTCTTGGTGCCCCGCGCATCATTGAGGTTCAGCACATTTCACTCAGTGCGTTGGTTGGATTCGAGTTGATCGAGTGCATCCCGCACCCATTCGGTGCTGACGGCCACGGCTGCGGTTTCTACGTCGCATTCCCCAGTGTACCTCTCCCCGTGCTGGAGCAGTGCAGCTTTGAGATTCAATCTCGGCTCACTCTCTTAACCAGGCATATTGAAATCGAGACCGTCCCGGACCATTCTTGGACCTCGTCCCTGTACACGCTCATTCGAGCGACGGGACCGGACGGCTACATAATTCGCCTGTGCAGCGCGAAGTTGTGGTCAGAGTCCGATGGCGACTATGTTCTCCCACACGATGCAGTTCTCCCCGCGAGGGGACGACTATATTTATGAGGACTACGAGCCTACGGGCCGGGCATTGCCCACCACATTCGGAGAGCTCATACCCTTCCTGTCAGGTTGTGGGAAGTTGGAATGGGCCATTTTGATTATGAGTCTGTGTGCCATCAAAGTGATTGTTGAAGTCCTTTGGTGGCTTTCCAGCCCGGCCCGCCGGGTGGCAAAGTTCGTGATCGATTACCCGTACCGGGTTACTAGGTGGATACTTAGGAGGGTTTGGTTACAGGCTACCCTGACCCCCGAGTACGCTCCCAAACAGGACCAATATAAGCATTTGATTTTGCAGGGTCCTGCCACGTTTCGGACTGTTGGAAACCAAATGGGTGTTTATGGATTCGTCGATGTCGGCGGAATTCTCGTAGATGTCTTGGTTAACCCCGAGTGGTTCAATTACCTACCTGACGCGATAATGAAGTCGAGGAAGGAAGAAGCCGCTGTTGATTACAGTCCAACCAGTCCTGTTGATAGAAATGCAGAGCCCAGATCTCTTGTGACTCTTCAATCAGAAAGTGGGAAACATTTGGGAGTAGGTGCGCGAGTGAACTATCAAGGTTCTACAGTTTTACTCACTTGCGCGCATGTGCTTATGACTAGCCGGCGTCAACCCGGTGGAAAAGTATTCATTTGTAAACAGAACAAGCAGGGTGATTTAATGAGGTTGGAGCTGCCCGCCGATACATTAGTGGCGTTTGGTCACAGCAATCCCAACTTTGATGCCGTTGCGTTGGAGGTGGATCCTGTTATATGGAGCAAGCTGGGCGTAGGAGCCGCGAGAGTGGTCGCCCCCAGAGCTACCAATACCACCACGCAAGCGTTTGGATTCCAGATGGGCAAGTGGCATTGCTCAACTGGTACAGCCATCCCTGCCCCTAGGCCCGGATCGTTCTACCACACATGTTCAACTCAGGCCGGATGGAGTGGTTCCCCGCTGTACTGTTCTCAAGACACTATAGTGGGCCTGCACCGTGCTGCTGGAGTCATCGGTCGCTACAATTTAGCAACCATCTTATTTCCTTTGTTTGAAAAGATCGAGTCCCCCAATCCTTTTAAGGGATTCTCTGAGATAAGGAGTTTTGAGATGGACGAAAGGCGAGATGTCGAGGAAATCGATCTCGTTGGACGGGGCCGTTATCGCTTTACAGCAACTGAGTTTGTGAGACCGAACGAAACGTACGCACAAATCGAAGAACGACTGAAGACGTCCGGGAGGAAATTATGGAGCGATATGTTGGATGATGCTCCCATGGATTTTGATGAGTTCGTGGAAGCCACCGATTCTTTAAACTACCAGCGGGGGTCGGAAATCCACCCGACCCCCTCAATTCCCGAGTCGGAGTCGCCAGCGCCCAGTTCCTCACGCGTCCTCCCCCCGCCACGGCGGATTCCTTCCTTGGTCACGTCCGCGGCTACGCCCGCTACAGTTTCACCCCCCCCAGCCGATGTACCCGCTACCCCGGTTCAGCCGGTAGCGGCGGTTCCAGCGACGGAGGAGAAGCCTACGGAGGACAAGACCGAGAATACTTCCTCGGCCCCCCTACCAGACGCACCTTCAGTGCTCCCCCAGCGGCTGACTCAGCAACTGGAGGAACTGGACAAGGGAATGTCGGACACGTACTTTTACGCCCAGGAAGCCTCGGAGACCACGAAACGGATGCAAACCAGACTCGAAGAGAGCCAGGCACATCTGCGCCTGGAGCTGACGCATCAGTTTCAGAAGGCAATAGCCGACCTGGAAAACACACTGATAGAGAAATTAGGGAGCCAATTGGCATGCCTCTCCACGAAGTTGGACGCTCCGCCGTCAGATTCAGAGAGTGCCAAGCAACTAACCCGTCGGCCGCGGTCAAGGCAGCGCAGGAGCGCTTCCCCGAGCTCCACGAATACTCGTGGCCGGAGCGCGGATCCGCCGCGGAGTATGCCTCCCTTACCCTCCAAGCAGAAAACCACCGCGCAGTACCAGCCCCGCCAAACTTAATTGAGGCCTGCGATCGGTTGCTGCTCAAGTACCCCCGAGGGCCAGTTGATCCCGTGCTTCGCTCATGGGATGAAGTGGAACTAAAGAAACGCTTGCTATCGATTGTTCGTACAGAAATCAAGCGAGATGCTTCCCCCGGGGCGCCTTTTGCAGCTATAGCTGCTACCAACGAGGAATTAATCAGTAAACACAGCCTCATGCTAGTCAACTGCGCTTACGAACGACTGTTGCTTCTTGCTTCAGACGCCGATCTTAGCCACGCTACCGCAGTTGATCTAGTGGAGAACGGCTTCTGCGATCCTGTTAGAATATTTGTTAAACAGGAGCCGCATACCCGGAAGAAGATGAAGCAACGTAGATATCGCTTAATATCATCAGTTTCCGTCGTGGATCAGATCGTAGAGAGACTGCTCTTTGGAGCGCAGAATCGTTTCGAAATCTCTCTGTGGTCTGAGATTCCTTCCAAGCCTGGCATGGGCTTAGCCCTGCGAGACCAGGCTCAAAAGCTGTTCTCTGATCTCAAAATGAAATCCAGTCGAGCCAAAGCTGCTTGTGCAGATATTTCGGGGTTCGATTGGTCCGTCCAAGAGTGGGAGTTTGAGGCGGAACTATATATGAGATTGAAATTAATGGAGCCAAGCCTTAAAGACAACCCGCGCTTGTTAAACGCGGTACGAAATCGGTTTGCTTGTTTCAGTCTCAGTCTGTTTCAATTGTCAGACGGCACCTTGATTGCGCAGGAGCTGCCTGGCATTATGAAATCAGGATCATATCTGACATCTTCCATGAACTCACGAATCCGCTGCTTAATGGCGGAGATCATAGGCGCCGAATGGTGCATAGCTATGGGAGATGATTCTGTGGAGGCGTTCGTGGAGAACGCCCCAGCCAAGTACCTTGCCTTGGGTCATACCTGCAAGGAGTACGAGCTGTGCCCCACAGATTTTGAGGGTATTTTGGACTCCGTCGAGTTTTGTTCGCACAAGATCGAGGCGGAGGGATCCTTCCTGGTCCCTTGGGCCAAGACCCTCTATAGATATTTGAGTTCCAAGACCCCCCAGTTCCATGATATAGAATTCGAGCTGGGAACTAACCCCCACTGGCCATCTATTCGTCAGTATCTAGAGTCGGTGCAATTGGCTCCATCGACAAAACCGTTCTAGAAAGATGGCGCCCAACAAACGCGGCAATGCCGCGAAGAAGAGACCCAATTCCCGACGAGCTTCAAGAGCGGGCGCGGCAATTCATAATGCCCCCGTAGCTCGGAGTTTGAGAACCCCAGTAGCAAGTCCCAAAACCACCACCCGTGGCGGAAATCGCCGAGGATCGTCTATAACGACGGTTTGCAATGAAGAGCCGATGGCTTTTATTACGTCCTCAGCGGTTGCCAACACCGAGGTAGTAGGAGCTCTCCCGCTTTCAGCCGCATCTCCTGCCCTTGCGTGGCTTCAACAAATTGGAGCCAATTACAGCCGCTACCGCTTCCGGTCGCTGAAGTGCTGGTATGAACCAGTATGCGCCTCGACCACTCCCGGCCAGATTACTCTGGTTATGGTATTCGACGAGAATGATATTGGTGCACCTACGTCCACCAACATTCTACAAACCGAGGGAAATAGGAAGGCTTCTGTGTGGGACAAGACCGATATGGTAATGTACAACCCGCAGAGAGCGCAATTCCGGTGGTACGTAGTGAAGAACAATCCTGCTGCCACTACGTTAGCTAATATTTCCGTACCTGCCTGGCTTCTCTATGCAGCATTCTCCTCCGACACAACAATCGGCTTGGGTCGCCTGATGTGTAGATATGAGGTGGAGTTTGACTCCGCCATAGCTCCAGCGATGCAGAATTAGCCAATCGAGCAATCTCTTGGCCAATATATATATGGGCTATTGATTCGGCTGCCCCCCACTTACGAGATAGTATCTTACGGTGGCGCGCGCGAACAGTCATGCGCTCTAGCCTGCATCAGGCCTCTCCTTTGGACGGGGAGTCCCAAGATTAAATCCCGTGTTCCCTACGATAGTGGGGCCAAGACCGTAGATGGGC